ACAGATGCTGAAGTACCATTGGAAGTTAACGCTGAAGCAAGTGTTGTTTGCTGTGAGCGTGATGAGTATTTGCGTGTTGTCATTTATCTACCTATCGGCTGTAGTGGATGCGGATTGGATATGCTGCTTGTTGTCTTGATGTTTCCTCAGAGAGGCGCTGTGTATATAGTCCTAGCAATTGACGTGATGCATTCTGTGAAGAACCAAATGGTCTCTTGCTATCTGTTTCATCTGCCTGTGGGCTAACTTGTGCAGCACGTGCTGGGTCAAGGTAGGTAAGCAAGCGATATGAAGCACCAAGTACTACCACATCCTTGCAGGATTCTGGTAGCCCTGTTTGTGTTGCAAAATCTTGGACATTGGTTGTAAATGCTACAGGTTCAGTTGCGTATACAATCTTTACAGTTCTACCTGGAGTAATATAATCTCCAATAGTTACTGTCTGAACATCGTCTGTAGATGTATAACCAAAGGCTGTAGGCTCGGCAAAAGAATCAAATGTCCATCTACGGACTGGTATCCACTCTTTAGATGGGCCAATCTCTTGCCACATAATTGTTAAAATATTATCTATATTTAAGTTAGCAAATGCATATGTAGTAATTGCTGCATTGTAAGTAAATGAAGTATTGTTTACCGCAAATATAGTTGCACCCATTGCTTTAATGGTGTCATTAACTGCACGCTTAATTACGTGGCGTGGAAAAGTAGGGGAGATAGTAACCTTAGTATCTGTTGCGTGTGTAGCAGCAGTAGTTCCTAGATAACCACGGCCATACGGGGCTACAGTGGCTGTATTAGCAATGCGGTCAAATGAATCCACCCACATCAATTCTTCATCAACTTCAATTACACCTTTACCTAAATTCTCGGTAGAGCCTAAAGATAAAATAGTAGGTGAAGATGATGGAGATGTTAGAGTAGTAACTGCACTGGTTAGGTGAGTTGCTCTATCTTGTTGGTATGTATATCCAGCAAGGTTAATCTGGATTTCATCCATTATGTTTGATAGGGTAGTTGTCATATCTTCCTTTATTATCTAGGTGTAATGATTTTTTTCTTAGGAGTTATTAACTTTGACTCTTCTTTTGGCTTGCCAAAAAAGGCTTGATAGTAGTGCTCATCAAATGAGAACCGCTTCATATGTGGAGCAGTGGCTCCTGTATGGCAATAGAGTGGAACCTCTGCCTTATCGCATAGTGCAAAAAAGAATATATCTTCGCCAATAAATTTGGCACCTCTACCCATTTCCATAAAGATTTGACCGTCAGGTGCTACTTCACGGACTTTAGGTACTATGTTTCTATGCATCAAGATAAATCCCATACCTGCTGCATCTACCTTAATCATTTGATTTACAGGTAGTGGGTGTACTCTGGATAATCCAAAGCCACCATCTCCATCGTTAACAAAACTAAATACAGTAGGCATTGGAACCATCAAAGGTTCCTCAGGATTATCTGTAGTAAAATATACTCCAGTAATCAATGGACGCTTTTCAGCATCTCTATTGTCCCATAGTAGTTTAAACTTTTCTGGACTAATTACTACATCTGAGTCTACCCATAGTAGCCATTCATAATCAGTCTTATCAAACCAGTAATCAATAACTGTTTGTCGCTGTCTAGCAATTTGATTGCCCTGACTGCGTAATGATGTAGCAAACTCTACGCCAGACTTTAACATTACATCTGTTACGCCTTGCATAAACTTGCCATCTACCATTCCATTATCGCACCATACAAGTGCTATGGAATCTTTTGTCCCCTTAGTACTCATATTACCACTTAACCTTGTCCGCCCAATAGGCTGCACTCATTTTGCCTTTAGCAATATTTTTACTATGTCTTGCCTTAAAAGACTTGCGTTTCATTTTCATACGCTCTGATTCGCCAGCCTTAGGAGCACCTGCTGTCTTGGCTCCTTGCTCGCCAAATCTAATAGTCTTTACTTTATCTCCCACCTTAGCCACTACTACGTGTGACTTCTTAGGATGGTTAGGGGTACGCTTTGGCTTGTTAAAGCCAGATACTCCTGCTCTTTTTAATCTTGGGTCTGCCATTATTTGCCCCTATACTTTGCTGTTTTCTTTGCTATATTTTTAGGTTGTTTAACAAACTGTTTGCCCTTAGCATTACCAGCAGCCTTAGCCTTATTGGTTGCTGCCTTCTCTGCTGAACTCAATGCTGACCAAGCAGCCTGAGGTAAATATCTTTTCTTACCTTTAGATGGTTTGCCATCAGAAGTTGTCCACTTTTGTTTAGTCCAGTCTTTTAAAGACTTTTGAGATTTAGCAAGTGCCATTACTTATAACCTCCGCCTGCTTTCTTGTACTGAACTGCAAGTAGTTGTGCTTTACGGGCTGACCATTCTCCTGGGTCTCCACCCTTAGAGCCAGCCTTAATCTTTTTAAACAGTGCTGCTCTCATACCAGGCTTGGTATAGTTGCCAGCAGCATTAACTTTAGACTTTGCTTTTTTCTTCACTTAGTCCCCTTAATTGTTTCTTTTGTCTTAGGGTCAAGGCGAACTTTTTCAGTGCCATTCTTTCTAAGAATAACAATTACTCCATCACGCATAATAGATTTATTGAATCCGTCGTGACGTTTGCGTTGACCCGATGACATTACTTTCCTCGTCCTGCTTTTTTTACACCCTTAACCTTTAACAGGTTAGGGTTCTTTTTAATTGCTGACTTGCTGGCTTTCCTCGCACCTGCAGCCAAGATTGCTCCAGCACGTTCCTGTGAGATACCTTGTTTTTTCGCAATTTGCTTCTGCGCTGCTTTGAAGCCCATTCCCTTTTTGGCTTTCATTTTTTTCCAACTTTCTTCACTCCAGCCTTTGTGCGTGTTTGAGGTATAAACATTCCTGGGTATTTCTTTTCAATTGCTTTTTTAGCAGCAGCCTCAGCAGCGGCTACACCCTTAGGAGATATTTGTTTTTGATATTCTTTTAAGACATCTTTAACGGCAGGGTCTGTTTTTGATATAATTTTTTTAGCATTATCAACCCTTGATTTATAAACTTTTGGGTGTAATTGTTGTTTTTTAGCAGCCATACTACTTCTTCTTTTTCTTTACTACTTTTTTCATACCCTTTTTTATTTCCATCATCTTTTCAGATTTGGATTCCATCTTCTCACCCTTAGCATAAGCCTTGGCTGCAGCCTTTCCCTTGGCTGTGTATGGGAACTTTTTCTTTCCTACTTTTGGCATTACATTCCTACCTCTCGCATTGTGTTTGCTACCCGTTGGTCTATCTTCTGAGCCGCTGGCATAGTATTTGCATCGTATGGTTTATTTAACTTCTCAGAGGCTTCCCGTGCTGCATTAATCTGCCGCCAAGTTGTCCCTCCTGGTTGGATACCTTCGGCCCTAGCAGCCCGATAAGCAGCCAATTCTCCGTCCCATTTCTTTTGGGCGATTTGTTTTCTGGCATCTCCAGGTGCTAGTTCTAGAGTACCAATCTTGCAACCAAAGCATCCCTCTACAAATTCTGGGTGCACTCTTATCTGATGTAAACTCATATTGCTGTAAAATTCGCTTCCGTTACTCCTATACCACCAGCAATTAATGCTGCCTTAGTAGCATCATTAACTACGTGTTGATATCCACCACGATAGAACTCAGTATATGTGGCTATGTCTGCATCAACGGGGTATCTAACTAAACTATAAGTAGCGCCACTTTTGGCAACACTTACACCTTTGTTTAGTTTATAAAAATAAAACAACCTAGCCTTACCCGCTGGTCCCTCTTGAACATTAGGTGTTCTAAATATGTAATTTGCCACGATTCTCCTTAATGAACTTACTGATTGGCACTGCAACGTATTCGCCGTATAAACAATGCCAATCCGTCAATCAACTAAGAAGCGATTGAAGAACCTGATTCGATTCTGAATAGAGCCTCTTCACGGTAGCGAGCAAATCCTAATACGCCGTACCAACCCATTGGGCGATGACGCATCAAGCGGTCAACTACTGGTCCGATTACTGTATGTGGCTCTTCAGCAACAGCCTCAGCAAGTGCTTGCTGTCCGCAAATAATTGTGCGGTATACGCTGTTAGCAGCAGTTCCACCAGAACCATCTTGTGCCTTGTACATACGTGGAGTCTCTACGAAGTATGCTCCGCCGTATACACCGATTTCTCCAGCCCATACACGGTCCTGTGAAGCACCATATTGGTTTGGTACTAACCAGTTACCTGTGTCAGTAGCAAGACGGAAATCGTGTGATACCT